ATCTGCATCAGCTTTAATTTTTGCAGTATCTAACTGAGTATTATATTTTAATGCCATCTCTTTTATCTTCGCTTCAAAATCTAAAGCCATTTGTTGAGTTTTTTGTTGCAGTTCTTGAGCTTGTAATTCTAAATCTGCAATTTTTCTCTTATTCTCAGCATCAATTCTTGTAAATTCTATCTTCTCAATCGGTGTTAGAGGTGGTGGAGCAGGTGGAGGCATCATTTGTTTACCGACATCAGGGTTTACAAAGTAGCTTTCGATGTTTTTTAGACCTGCGTTCTCAATAATTTTAGATAAAGTGTTATACATATTCTTCAAAGTTACCATTGGCATCTCTTTTCCGCCTTGTAATTGGAATGCTTGAAGTTGTCTTTCTAAAATTGAGTTTAAAACTATTAATTGTTGCTCTTTTGAACCTGTACCTAAGCCAACAACGATAGAAATATTAAATCTATCTTTCCACTCAGTAGGTTTTACAGGAACATACTGATTGTTAATCATTACAATTCTTTCTTTGTCCTGATATTTTACCATCAGTTCAAATATTTTTTTAAATAAATCTTTAACACCAGTTTCGGCAAAGATTCTTGCAATCAATTCTGATCGCATTTGAGTTTGCGTCATTAACGCATTTACACCTGTTGCGGTTTTAGCATTGAGAGTGTCTGGATCTAAACCTTGACTTTGTTTAGTAACTCCAGTTCTCACCTCCCTAACACTATCAAGATATGTTAGTAAAGGAAAGGCTTGTTGTGAAATTGGTTGAGCTTGTAATGGCTGCATCACTTGGTTCGGTGGTTGCTTAGTTCTAACAACACCACCAGGTCTAGTTGTTAATAAGTCATCCATATTAACCATACCATCCATGATCGCTACTCTGTTATTATTTGTAAGATACATATTATCTAACACTTGACGCATTACAGTTGATTTCATTAATTGTATGTCTTCAACTAATTCTGAAATTGATCTACCATAAAATCTATGTGGCATAGGAATTGGTGTTACAGTTACAAATGGAATATCATCACAAGGCATATTTTCTAAAATCATAGAACCACTATCACCTGCTGAAATAATTTTTCTTAATTCTGCAATACCATCTTCATCAAAATCATAACGAACATAAGACTCATAAATTAAAACTTTTTCTGTAGATTTATCTGTTGCACTATCTACAGGAAACTCATCAATATTTCTTTGTCTTGTGATTTCTTCTGTATTGTAAATATCTTCTTCAGACGTAGGTAAATTATTAACTTCTTCTTCATCATAACCCATCGCAACTAGGTCTGATCTTGACATTAAAACTTTGTGTGAAACAAAGTCTGCGTCTTCGATTGATTTTGCGTTTCGGTCTATCAAGAATTCTTCAGGTGGTATTGATTCAATTTTTATTTTACCCTTTTTAGTAATTCTTTTTATTTTACAATTATATAAATCAAAATTTGGTTTTTCTACTTGCGAAACATCTACTCCTTGATCTTCGTATTGTTCTAATAATGCTTCATATTGTTCTCTAGCTTTTTCATCTTCAAATACTTCTTCTTCAACTTCTTCAATCTCATCATCTGTATCTGATAAAGCATCTTTTTCAGCTTTGGTTAAATTTTTATAAGTTTCATGTTCAACCTTTTCGCTTTCGTCATAATAAATTTTTAAGAAACCATTTTTTTCAATTAGTGCGTCTTTGAAAAAATTATATAATAATTGAAAACCATTATTGTCTTTGTAGAAAACATGATTGAGATAAGCAGTTGCTTGTTCGGCAAGAGGTACATCTTCGCCTGTTACAGGTTCGCAACGAACTACTTTTTCGGATGCAGTAAATATTCTTAATAAGTTTGGTAACAAACTTTCAACAGTGTCGGCAACGTCAGTAGATACGACTTGTGAACGACCATCTATTTCAGTTCCAAGTTTGTCGCCTAAATAATATTCTAAAGATTTTCTTCTTGATTGAGAAAGATTACCTCCCAAGTAACCTAACGCATTTTCAATTTGATTTGAAAGTAAACTTCGTAATTTAGGATCTGATAATTCTATGATTTTTTTTGCCATATTAAACTATATA